CGGATCAATGTCATTGTCGTCTACAAGGTCGATCGCCTGACGCGCTCCTTGGCCGATTTCGCCAAGCTGGTCGAACTGTTCGATACCCATGGGGTGTCCTTCGTCTCAGTCACTCAGCAGTTCAACACCACGACCTCGATGGGGAGGCTCACTCTCAATGTCTTGTTGTCCTTCGCCCAGTTTGAGCGAGAGGTCACCTCCGAGCGCATCCGCGACAAGATCGGCGCCTCCAAACGCAAGGGTCTTTGGGTTGGCGGTGTGGTGCCCCTGGGCTACCAGGCAAAGGATAGAAAGATCACAGTCGTTGCGGACGAAGCCAAAACGGTCCGTCATATCTTTCGCCGCTACCTGCGCCTCGGCAGCCTGAACCTCCTTCTCACTGACCTGAGGCGGGCTGGCGTCAAGACCAAGCTCCGCCCGCTCTCCAACGGAAGAACAATCGGTGGCATTGCGTTCACTCGTGGATCGCTCGCCGCTCTCTTGCGCAATTGCTTCTATATCGGCGAGGTCCGATACAAGGGCGAGGTCTTCCCAGGTGAGCAATCCGTCATTCTCGATCGGGCCCTGTTCGAAGCGGTTCAGTCAAAGCTTGACCAGCAGCGGACCAATCACGCCAAGGCCCGGCAACAGTCTCAGTCACTGCTGATGGGCCGCATCTTCGACGGCCGCGGTAACCGGATGACACCTTCGTATGCCGTCAAGAATGCCATCCGCTATCGCTACTATATCTCAGCAGCCCTTATTCAGGGGCAGCCGGACAAGGCCGCCAAGCTCAACCGCGTGCCCGCCGCCGAAATCGAAAAGCTGATCCTCAGCGCGCTCCGCAAACATCTCGCAGGGAACCCGCACAACAAAGTGGGAGCAGAGGCCTCTCAATCACCCACCGACAAGGAGTTGATCTCGGCCCATGTCACCCGCGTTGACGTAAAGCGGGATCACCTTGCCGTCCAGCTTGCCGCCAAGTTCGAACGAGCCAGCGAGGCGCAGGATTGTCGGCAGTCAGCAGAACAAGACGAGCCCGTTCATCGCGATTCAAATGTGCTGGTCGTCCCCTGGAAAAAGACTCCGTCAAGACGACCGCGCGAGATTATTCTTCCTGCGTCGACATCTTCTCATCGCGACCCGCGTCCAATCCGCGCCGAGACCCGCGCCAAGCTTGTAACCGCAGTTGCGAAGGGGCGACATTGGCTCGATGAGTTGATCGCGGGAACGGTCACGAATGTTGAGCAGATCGCAGTGCGCGAGAAATGCAGCATCAGGCAGGTCAACCGAACGATAACTCTTGCCTTTATCGCACCCTCGCTCGTACAGGCCGCAGTCGAGGGACGGCTTCCTCGTGGCATTGGGGTCGCGGCCGTGCGCGATTTCCCCGCTGAATGGAGCCGCCAATACGAGCGACTTGGCCTGGCCCCATAAGATTCCTGGATTCAAGGCAGGTCGCGCCGGGACCAGAATTTTGCCGGCCGGAGACTAAGCCCAAATTTCGGCCGGTCTCGCCTGCGCGAGACCAAATATCGAAAATCACGTGTCGAACAGGCCGCGCTAACGCGGGCTGTTCTCGCAAAGTCTCTGTGATCAGAGATTCGGGGGACTGCTTGGTGGGCCCGGGAGGACTCGAACTTCCGACCAGACCGTTATGGCGCGACGCGCCCGCGCTAGGGACGCCGGAATGGGACATTCCGCCCCGCGCGCACTTGGCGATCTCATGCCGGTTACTCAAACGAGTAGAGGATTACGCTTGTGATGTTGTAAACGCCGTCGACCGTCCACCCTGGGGGGGTTGGTGTCTGTTTTTGCCCCTCAAAGGCAATCAAGTTCCCAGTGTCGAGTGCCGTTTCGAGCAGACTTTGCAGCCTCCACTCGGATGTTAGGACAGCGGCCGTCTTCCCAGGCGTATCGCGCAACGCCACCAGAGATCAACGTTGTGGTTAATTGCAGGATGGTTGTGGGACCGACAGAGCAAGTCTTGCCCCCGACAAAGGCTGCTAAGGACGCCGAAATGGGACATTTTTCGACTGGACTTCCCGGGCAGGAAGAGCGTGCATGCGGCGGAGGCAGGACCGTTGAGACCTCCGTGCCGACGCCCGAGCCCGGCTGTATCCCGGGCTTCAGGAGGTGGGGCGCCAGCGTGGCGCACCAGCGTCAGAGGTCAAAATGGAAACGACATTCGTACACACCGACCGAGAGACCCCATCTCAGTCGAGGGCGGGTGGAAGCACCACCGCGACGTCTCAACCAGAGCTATCTCGAAAAATCGCAGCGCTGTCAGATCTAACGGCCCAACAACTCCGCACGGAATGGCGACGACTGTATCGGTGTCAGTCTCCCAGACTGAGCCGCGACCTGCTGATCCGAAATATCGCCTATCGTATGCAGGAGCTTGCCTATGGCGGCCTCAGCAAAGCGACTCAGCGGAGGTTCATAGCGCTGACCAAGGAATTACAAAAAAGCGGCAGCATCGCTTCTGATCCCGGTCCGCGCGTCAGGCCAGGGTCGCGGCTTGTGCGGGAATGGCGCGGGAGAACTCACACGGTCGTTGTGGCGGAGGACGGCTTCGAATATGCCGGGAAACCCTATTCCTCGCTCAGCAAGATTGCTCAGGCGATCACCGGCGCGCATTGGTCTGGTCCCCGTTTCTTCGGATTGAACCGCAGCAAAGCACCGGGGGTTCAATCCGAGCTCAACGCGAGTGACGCGGTTGGCGAGGGAGAGCCCGGCAATGGCTAACCAAGCTTCCAATGCGGCGAGCCGTGGCCAAACGCGCCTTCGTTGCGCGATCTATACCCGTAAGAGTAGCGAGGAAGGTTTGGAGCAGGACTTCAACTCCCTCGATGCTCAACGCGAGGCATGCGAGGCCTTCATTGCGAGTCAGAAGCATGAGGGTTGGAGCATTCTTCCTGAGATGTATGACGACGGAGGATTTTCGGGCGCGACAATAGAGCGTCCGGCTTTCCGGCGGCTACTGGCGGACGTGGGCGAGGGCAAAATCGACGTGGTCGTGGTCTACAAGGTCGACCGCTTGACGAGATCGCTGTCGGACTTCGCTAAGGTTGTCGAGATCTTCGACAAACGGGGCGTCTCTTTTGTCTCAGTGACGCAACAGTTCAACACCACGACTTCAATGGGGCGCCTTACGCTTAATATTCTTCTGTCGTTTGCCCAATTCGAACGGGAGGTCACCGGCGAGCGGATTCGCGACAAGATTGCCGCCTCGAAAAAGAAAGGCATGTGGATGGGCGGTCTGCCGTCACTTGGTTACGACATCAAGGACAGGAGACTCGTTATCAACGAGGCGGAAGCCAGTACGGTCCGACACGTTTTCCGTCGCTATACCGAGCTAAAATCCGTTCGACTGCTCAAGGCCGAACTCGATGCGCTGGGTATCGTCAGCAAACCTCGGATCGCATCTGACGGCAGTCGCTATGGCGAGAGGCCCCTGGCACGTGGTGCGCTCTATCTCATGCTGCAAAATCGAATTTATCGGGGCGAGATCATGCATAAGGACAAGAGCTATCCCGGTGAGCATGGCGCCATTATCGATGAAGCGCTCTGGAGCAAGGCCCAGGCGATCCTTACAGAAAATCGGACCGATCGCATGCTTGGGACGGCCGAAAAGCGAGTCAGCCTATTGTCCGGCATCCTGTTCGATGCCCGTGGCGAGCGGATGACTCCAACCCACGCGATAAAGAACAACACTCGCTATCACTATTATATTTCGCGGTCGCTACTCGCCGGGACGGTGAAGCACTCGGGCCAGCGTATCCCTGCCTTCAGTCTCGAGGCGATTGTAATTGGCCGCATCCGTAACTGGCTGGGCGATCGAACTGCGATGCTCAATATCATTCAGAGCAACACGGTCGATGCCGCAACCCAGAAACGGTTGATGGATCGCCTCGACCAATGCATGGCGTCATGGCATGAGCTTAAGGTCGTTGATGTTCGCAAATTCATGCTGTCGATCGTGGCACGCATTCAGGTCCATGTGGATCGGATCGACATTTCCCTGAATCCGTTCAGTGTCGCTCGATGGCTTAGTCGAACCGATGGTAACGCTGAACCAACTGTAGCAACACAGTCAGATGCCGACGGTCCCTTTGTGACATTAACGATTCCTGCTCGTCTCAAGAGGACCGGCAAGGAGATGAAGATGATTGTCGACGATGAGTCCTATCACACAAATCCTGATGCCAGCTTGGTACGTCTCCTCGTCCGCGCCCATGTGATCCAGGAAAGAATTCTCGCGGACAAGAGCCTCACGCTGGAGGAAATCGCCAAGTCGGAGCATATAGTCCCGTCCTATGTGACGCGGCTGTTTCGTCTCACATTTTTGGCGCCTGATATTGTCAGCGCAATCCTTGGAGGAAAGCATCCGCCCGACCTGA